CATGGCGTTACACCTAATTCACCATCAAGGGTTTGGTTATGACAAACTATACAAAAACTACTGATTTCGCTGCTAAAGATTCTTTACCGTCTGGTGATACTAATAAAGTAATTCGTGGTGCAGAGTTTGAAACAGAGTTTGACAATATTGTTACAGCAATAGCAAGCAAACCTGACAAGACGTACATCAACGTAAAAGACCCTACATACGGGGCTACTGGTGATGGCGTTACAGATGACACGACAGCCATTCAGAATGCTATCAACGCGGCGGCAGAACAAGGCAAGTCTGTATATATTCCAGCGGGTCATTACAAAGTCACCACCTTGTATGACCACTATGATGCATCAAACAATTCTGGCTTTCCTTCTGAAAACTCAGTGCAGGGCCGCGTTTATTTGCGAGGCGAAAGACCTGTTGCGTATGAGCAATGGACGGCGGTTATCAATGGTGCGCCTACATCGAGATACAAAGGCGTCATCTTAGAAACAACTAGTGCTACTGGTCCGTTATTTAAGATGGGCAATGGCGAGACCCCCGCAAGCTTAACTGCTACTCGCGGCACCATGATTGAAAACCTAACGATGACTGGTGAGTGTACAGACGTTTTGCTTCACATGAATGGACCGCATTCAGAAGCAGAGCTAAACAATCTTGTGCTTACAATGAGGGGGTCGGGCAGTAGCACAAACGGCAATGTGATACGAGTTGACCAAGATAGCTATTTTAATCGCTTCCGCAATCTTCGCATTCATGGCGGCAGTGATTCTGTTGTGATCAATACTAGTGAGGCTGATGTCTGGGAACACTTAGATGTAAGCGGCGCTAGAGGCATCGGCATCAAGGTTGCTGGATCAACTAACTCAACATTCTCTCACTGTCAGGTGACAGGTTGTTCTGAAGGCATAGAGTTAAGAGGCGGCACATCAATTAAATTTGATCATTGCTGGTTTGAAAATCAAGAAGGCGAGCATGACTTATTGATTGCTGGTCGTGCAAGAGATGTATCGATTGATGGCTGTTTGTTTATCTCTACAAATTTAACCAATGCTCATGTTGTTCTAGGTGATGACACTGGCACTGCCGCTGATGATGAGTGCAACGGTATTAACATTACCAATACCGCATTTAAGTTTGTTGGCGACAAGAACAATGAGGCGACATATCTCGGTGCAATCTTCAAGCGCAATGTTTGTAAGCGCCTGATCGTTGACAACTGTTCGTTTAGATACATTTTTGGCTGGGGCATTGTGTTTGAGTCATCGGGTGACAAGACGCCTACTCATGTCAGCAACTTAAACTGGTTTCCCCCAGACTTGAAGCCGGGTGGCGGCGCAGCTGAAGAAGTGCCAGACACTGTTAAATATGTTGAGTGGTTAGGAACCTATGACTCTGGTACGGGAAGGCCGGATGGCACAGGCAGTGCTGGTCACATGGCTCGTGGCTCAAGAATCACAAAAGAGCTGACAGCCGCTCTTGATATGTCAGGCTGGTCAGTGCTGTTTGATACGTTAGACGCGGATACATCGAGCGCTGGGTTTACAATTACTCTGCCTGATTTTGCCAATGTAGAGGAATACAAAGGCCAGATCTTTACGATTCGCAAGACTTCGGGGTCTAACACTTTGACATTGAGCGGTGACTTTGAGTCTGGTTCTAGTGTGGCCCTGACAACAGCCAAGACTTATGTGTTTGTTGTAGGGCCAAACGGCTTTATTGAACTTACACCATAAGGATAAGTTATGGACGATCAAGCAGTACGTCTTAATACGATAGAAGCCAAGCTAGATAAGTTAGCGAGGGCAAGGTCTGACTCGTGATTGACCCTATTACTGCCGCCGCCTCATGTGTCAAAGCATATGCCATGGTCAAAGGTATGGTTGAAGCTGGGCGATCAGTTGAGGACACCATGTCTCAAATTGGTGTTTGGTGGGGTCATTACAGTGACGCGATGGAGTGCGACAAGAAAGAGCCGTCGCCCTTCCGCAAGGTAGTATTCGCAAAGAGCGTACATGCTGAAGCCTTAGAACGCTTTGCAAGACAGCAGAAGTTAAGAGCGCAACGACGCGAAATCGTTATGTTGATTAAGTATGCCTACGGTCACGACGGTTTGGAGGAGTTTAGACAACTACAAAAAACCATCACCCAAGAGCGTGAGGTAACGGTATACAGGCAAAAGCGAATGAAAGAGAAAATACTGGCAGGAATCCTTAGTATAATCGGAGTCATACCTATTGTATTTTTAATCTGGCTGATTGTTGAGAAGGGCGGTAAATGAGATGGACTTGGCACAAGAAGCATTGATCAAACTGGAAGCGCACGAGCGAGAATGCCTAATTCGATACGAGAATATTCAGCGTCAACTCGATGAACACAACTCTCGCTTCGATAAGCTAGACGCCGCAATGAACCGCCAGCTTATAGTCATCATGACCGTCATCCCTATAGTCATCGGCATCATGGAGTTTCTGCGATAATGTGGCAAACCCTAATTGGTCCTGTCACCGAACTAATCGGAGGCCACTTCAAAAGAAAGGCTGCTGAAAAGCAGGCCACTCACGAGCGCAAACTTGAGGTAATTAAGAATGATGCGTCGTGGGAAAATAAAATGGCTGATGCCACACAAAATTCACTGAAGGATGAGTTCTGGACGGTTATACTCGCGCTGCCGCTGATATCCATCAGCTATGGCGTAATGACTGACAACCCCGAGGTGATTGAACGTGTCCGACATGGATTTAAGGTTCTTGGTGAACTTGACGACTGGTATACTTATTTGCTGTTTCTCGCTATCTCTGCCTCTTTTGGTTTGCGTTCAGCTGATAAGCTGATGAGCCTACGGAAAAAGTAAGGCAATGAGACAGAGCACAATGCGAAAGTTTAAGCCGGTCGCTAAGAAGGATGGCGTGCCGACTAAATACACTAAGGGGGCAGATGATCCCGAAGCCAGGCGAAAAGAGATCAAGCGTACTGCTAAGCGGTATCGCAAAGGTCTGCTGACTAAGGCTGAGATGGATCGCATATCAAAGGAGAGATCGCGTGGCTGAGTTTAAAGGGGTCAGCACTGGGGGCTACAGCCCCAGCATTCTCAAGAAAGTCTATAAGCGCGGCTTGGGCGCATATTATTCTAGCGGCAGCCGACCTAAAGTTTCTGCACACCAGTGGGCTATGGGTCGTGTAAAGTCATTTGTAAGTGGTAAAGGGGGCGCTCGTAAGGCTGATAAAGACCTGCTGAGCAAGAACAAAAAATCATGAATATCCAAAGAGTGATCGAACAGCTGAAGCGGCACGAAGGCTTGCGCCTGTGTGTTTATGATGACGCTACCGGCAAAGAAGTTAAGAAAGGATCAAGGCTTGTAGGCCATCCGACCATTGGCGTCGGCAGACTACTCACTGAAGCCAGGGGGCTATCGACTATCGAGGTGGAGATGTTGCTAGAGAACGACATCGAAATCGTGGTGGATGAATTAAATCGCAATGCTCCCTGGTGGAACGATCTAAATGAAGCACGCCAGGCGGTGATGCTGAATCTGTGTTTTAACTTGGGCTGGCCTAGACTGTCGCTGTTTGAGAACATGCTAGATGCCACAGAGAAGAGCAACTGGGATCGCGCAGCTGACGAGTTAATGGATAGCAAGTGGTTTAGCCAGGTTGGATTACGTGGGCTGGAGTTGGTAGAGCAGCTCAGAACAGGGGCGTGGCAAGACTAAGGTGATACTATGGCACCGCAGTACAGCGAAGAAGAGTTAATAGAAGCCTACGAAGTTTATAAGGCAGCCGGCAGCTTTCGCAAAGCAGCTGAAGAGCTGGGCATTGACAAAAACACAGTCTCCAAAAGAGTCAGGAAATTCGAAGAAGCAAGAGGTGCTCAGGACACTGAGGATACCTACGAGATTCCTGACCTACCCACCGAAGAAGTACCCACCGAAGAGCTGATAGACCGGATGACCCGAGGGTTTGAACGTCGCAAACGAGCTAAAGAAGCCAGGAGATGGATCAATGTTAAGGTTGACACTGACAAACCTATTGGGCTTGCTTTTCTGGGTGACCCTCATATTGATGACTCTGGTTGCGATTGGGCTACCTTACGCCATCATCTTGACATCATTAAGAATACTCGCGGCATGCGAGGCTGCTCGCTCGGGGACGAAATCAATAACTGGGTTGGAAGACTTTCTAGGCTTTATGCGGAGCAAGAAACAACAGCCGCACAAGGATGGCAGCTAGTTGAATGGCTCATCGAGGAAATGGATCCGCTGTTACTGATTGCCGGTAACCATGATATGTGGTCTGGCTCTGGCGACCCAGTGCAATGGATGAAGGCGCCACACCATCTCTATGA